GGGTTGAACTTGTACAACCGGAGTAATCATGGAAAACCAAACCCCCGAGCAGATCGCTCAACACTACAAGGCTATGGGCGACAGCGTGTGGCTCATCAACGCCGTCATTGCCGGTGAAACCATGTCGGAGGAATCCGACGCCGACAAGAAGGCCACGGTAGAGCGCAACGTCGCCCATCTGGAACTGATGCGTGCCAAGGACTTCTGGACGACCGAGGACATGACCGCCGTGGATGCAGCCATTGCTGCCGGTAAGGCGTATGTCTGAAGAGGTTCAGCCGCGCAAGGTTCTGATCGCCACCCCTGCCTATGACGGCAGGTTGGATGTCTGGTACACCAACGCTTTGGTGAACACCATCCGGGTGGCGCAGGCCAACGGTATCTTCGTCCATCCCGTCTTCATGTCCTACGATGCGCTCATCCAACGGGCGCGTAACGATCTCTTCGGCCTTGCAGTTGAGGGTGAGTACGATGACATGATCTTCATCGACTCGGATATGGAGTGGGATCCCATGTGGATCATGGAACTCCTGAACCGGGAAGAAGATGTGGTGGGTGGCACGGCGCGTAAGAAGACCGACGACGCGGAAATCTATGTCGCCAAGACCAAAGACTTGACGGTGCATGAGAACGGCCTGATCAAGTGCGAAGGTCTGGGTACGGGCTTCGTCAGGCTCAGCCGCAAGGCGTTCATGGCGCTGTGGGATGCAAGTCCTGAGTACCAGAACGAAGGCAAGACCCGACGGATGATCTGCGATGTGCAGGTGGTGGACGGCCAGTTGTACTCTGAAGACACGGTGCTGTTCAAGAAGTTGGCAGAACTGGGCTTCGACATCTGGCTTGACCCCAAGATGACCTGTGTGCACATCGGCACCAAGAAGTTCTACGGCAACCTACAGGCATTTTTGAACCGGGTAAAAGGCGAATGATCAACATCAACAACCTCACCATTGAAGAAGTAAACCTCATCCTGGCCGGCCTGAGCGAACTTCCCACGAAGTCGGGCGCATATCCGGTGGCCATGAAGGTAAAGACACAGACTGAAGCCCAACTTCAAGGAGCGCAAGATGGCGGGCAAGTGGATCAGCAAGGCGATCAAGAAGCCGGGAGCCCTGCGTGAGGCTCTAGGCGTTAAGGAAGGGAAGAAGATTCCTGCCAAAAAGTTGGCGGTGAAGGAGTCTGACTCCCCGTTGATGAAGAAGCGCAAGACTCTGGCCAAAACTTTGAGAGGTTTCGATTGACCATGGAAATGCAAGTGATCTTCAACCTCGTTGTTGGGGTTGCAGCCTTCTTTGGGGGGTGGGTTCTCAACAACATCACCAAGGCCATCGAGCGCCTGGACAAAGATGTCCGTGAGATGCCTCGTAACTATGTCTCGCGGGAGGACTTCCACCGTGACATCGACGAGATCAAGGACATCTGCAAGCAGATCTTCGCCAAGTTGGACAACAAGGCCGACAAGTAATGGAAGAGACCAAGCCTACTGGGGAGACGGCCAAGGAAGTTGCCGGTAAGTCCATCGGCAGGTTTGGCCTTTTCTACATCACCTTGATCGTGCTGATCGGGGTGGGCTCCTCCTACTTCCTGTCTGACTCCGCTATCACTGCTGTGATGACGATGATCGGTGGTGCCTTGGTGGCCCTCATCAATATGATGAACGGCATCGCCGGGACGGCAGAGAAGCAGGAGAAGCCCGAATTCAAGGTCATCCAGACTTTGATTGAAAAACTCGATCGGCTCGACAAGCCTGAGCAACCCATGCGCGTGACAGTGCAAGGGGAGAAAGTCACGGTCACCAAAGGTGATGATGTGGTCACCACATCGAGGGAGTAACCATGCTTGAACTACTCAGCGGCGGTATCTTCGGCTCCCTCCTCGGGGGCATTTTTCGTCTGGCCCCGGAAGTCCTGAAGTTCTTCGACAAGAAGAACGAGCGGCAGCATGAACTGCTGATGTTCCAACGCCAGTGCGACCTTGAACAGATTCGCGGGCAGCAGAAACTGGCTGAGATTGGCGCAGCGCGTGATGCGGCTATTGATGTCGGCGTGATGGATGCCTTCAACGCAGCCATCAATCAACAGGCTGAGATGGCCAAGGCTGCGGGCGGGTGGGCTGCATCTCTGTCGGCTTCTGTCCGTCCAGTGGTGACCTACTGGGTGATCGCCCTGTGGTCGTTCGTGCACCTCTGGTACGCCTGGAACGCCTGGACAAACGGCGCTCTGCCCAAGGAAGTGTTTGAGACCATGATGACTGCTGACTTCATGGCTCTTGTCTCCGGAACCATCAACTACTGGTTCCTCGACCGCACCTTGAAGCAGCGTGGGCTATGAAACTGGACATTGCAGAAGAACTCTGCAAGCGGTTTGAAGGCCTGCATCGTGTCGGTTCTGATGGGCTGATCTATCCCTACATCTGTCCTGCCGGATTTCCTACGCAGGGCTACGGAACTGTCTTCCGTCCTGACGGGAAGAAGGTATCCATGGACGACCCGCCGATCACCCGCGAGACGGCGGAGCAGTGGCTCAAACTGGAACTGCTGCACACCTACGCTCCTGGGGTTGTGCGTCAGTGCCCAATTCTGCTGTCTCTGGCCATGACGACCAAGGACTGGGGCAAGTTCAACGCGATTGTGGATTTTGCGTACAACTTAGGGGTTGGCAGGTTGCAGACCTCCACTCTTCGGCGCAAGATCAACGCTCAGGATTGGGTCGGTGCCAAGGAACAGTTGCGCCTGTGGGTTCGAGGCGGCGGACGGGTTCTTCCTGGCCTCGTCAAGCGCCGAGAGGCTGAAATTCGAGTTATGGGGTGAAGCATGAGTTCAGCAACCAAGTCTGATCCTGGCAAGTGGAAGCGCATCGTGGCGTCCGTCAAGGCGTCTGGGAAGGGTGGTTCTCCGGGTCAGTGGAGCGCTCGCAAAGCCCAACTAGCAACCCAGAAGTACAAAGCCTCTGGAGGGGGTTACAAGGGCCCCAAGAAAGCCGATAATTCCCTAGCCAAATGGACGAGGGAAGATTGGGGCACGAAGTCTGGAAAGCCCTCTACTCAAGGCCCTAAAGCAACTGGTGAGCGTTATCTGCCCAAGGCCAAGATTGAGAAACTGACTCCGGCCGAATATGGGGCGACAACCCGAGCCAAGCGAGAGGGCATGAAACAGGGCAAACAGTTCGTTTCTCAGCCTGAGTCGATCAAGAAGAAGGTGTGGTGATATGCCGACTGCCGCCGTCATGACTTACGACAGTTTGGTCGAGAACATCCAGACCTATCTGGAGCGTACCGACCAAGCGACTCTGGACAAGATTCCTCTGTTCATCATGCTTGCGGAGCAGGTTATTGCTTCGCAGATCAAGTTTCTGGGCAACCTGACGGTGCAGACAAGCGCGATGGTGCAGGGGGCCAACATCATCGACAAGCCCGCCCGGTGGCACAAGACTGTGTCGATGAACATCACGGTGGCCGGCAAGCGGTATCCAGTGCTCCTTCGCAAGTACGAGTATCTGCGGGAGTATTGGCCTGACCCTGCTCAGGAAAGCATCCCGAAGTTCTACTGCGACTACGACTACACCCACTGGCTCGTGGCTCCGACGCCTGATACGGCGTACAACTTTGAGGTGCTGTATTACGAGCGGATTCAGCCGCTAGACAGCAGCAACCAGACCAACTGGTTCACCATCTACGCCCCGCAGGCCCTCCTGTACGGCTCTCTGTTGCAGGCGATGCCGTTCCTCAAGAACGATGAGCGCATGGTGATGTGGCAGGAACAGTACAACAACATCATGCAGACGCTGATGGCGGAGGACAAACTCCGGATTGCAGACCGTCAAGCGGTCGCTGTTGACAGTTAAGAGGTAGAAGATGCCCAGTTTCAATAGCCCGTTCACCGGCACGGTGGTGCAGCCCACGGATGTTTCTTTCCGGGCGATTACTCTGACTGCTGACACGCAGTTGGAGTGGCCAATCAACGGCAATGCCACCGATGACGCTGCGGCGCGGATCATGAATGTGACGGCCTCCTCTGGAGGTCTTGCGCTGTGGATGCCGCCGGCCAACCAGACTTCTGTGGGCAACGATGCGTTGATCCGCAATGTCGGGGCCAACACCTTTACGGTCAAGGATTACGCCGGCACCAACACGATCATTACGATCGCTGCAGGTGAAGCCAAGTACATCTACATCACCTCTAACGCAACGGCTCAAGGCACTTGGGGCAACATCGCTTTCGGCACTGGCACATCCGCCGCAGATGCAGCCTCATTGGCCGGGTATGGGCTTGTGGCAAGCGGCTCTACGCTAAATCAAAGTCATCCCACTCAGTCTTTGATCGCGGCATACACCTTTGCAGCCTCTGACCGCGCTCAGACCTACATCTGGTCTGGCGGCACGACAACAGCGACTCTTCCGCTGTCTTCGGTAACCGGCAATAACTGGTTTGTGCTGTTCAAGAACAACGGCACGGGCACGGTCACGATTGGCACCTCTGGGGGCGAGTTGATTGACGGGCTGTCTTCAAAAGCGTTTGCGCCTGGGGAGTCGGCCTTCATCGTCTCTTCTGGTTCTTCGTATGTGACGATTGGCTACGGGACGAGTACAGAGTTCGAGTTTGGCGTGTTGACCAAGCCTGTAACGACTGGCTCCTACACGCTGACGGCCTCGGAGGCATCAAACACAATCCAGTTCTATACAGGAACCTTGTCGGGCAATGTGACGGTCACTTACCCGCCGGTTGTGAACCTGTATGTCATCTCCAACCAAACTAGCGCCGGCGGCTACACGCTGACGGTAACTACTGGGATTGGCGGATCTGCAACCGCGACGGTTCCCGCATCTGGTCAGGCAACACTGATCTGCGACGGGACGAACTTCTACAACGCCAACACAACTCAAGCGGGCTCAATCTCTTTCAGCCTTGTTAATGGCTCGGCAGCGTCTCCCTCGGTCTACTTTGGATCGGAGACGAACACTGGCATCTATCGCCCTGGCGCGGGGCGGTTTGGCATCTCCATACTTGGAAGTCTGATTGCAGACATCACCGCAAGCGGGCTTGCCATCACCGGCACCGGAACTTTCTCCGGCGGCATCTCTGGCGGGGCATTCTGATGACCAAGAAGGTCTTCGCTCTTGACACCAAGCCCGGAATTCAACGGGATGGAACTCTGTTTGACAAAGAGTTTTATGTTGACGGCCGATGGGTAAGATTTCAGCGGGGGCGCCCCCGTAAGATCGGCGGGTATAAGCAGATTACAGACAGGATGTCTGGGCCATCTCGGGGCATCTATGTGGTGCCCCGAAACGCTTTCAACAACATCTACAACGGCTACTCTGACGGGCTGCAGGTCATCCCTGTCGACGACAACGGCACTGGTTCAGGCATCACGGACTTCACCTTTGGCGGCCCGATTCTGACCACGAATGTGCTTGTTGGAGGCACTGGCTACACCAATGGCACCTACGCCGGCGTGCCCCTGTCTTATGTGACATCTGGCACTGGAACTGGTGCTTCCGCCACGATTGTGGTGGCCGGTGGCGTGGTGACAACGGTAACTATTACCGGTGGTGGCTACGGCTATCTCGCATACGATCGACTGACTGCTGCTGCCTCGTTGATTGGCGGCACTGGCTCGGGGTTTTCTTTTCAGGTGGCAACGGTCAACAGTTGTTTCACCCCATCTGTGAACAACCTGTGGCAGTTTGATACCTTCACGGATTCATCCGGAGCAAATGTCAACCTGCTGTTGGCTCATCCGTCTCAGGATCTTGCGCAGATTGATGACGAGACCAACACCAAGGTTCTTTGCGGGAACCTACTTGGAACCTCTTTGCGTCCTGTGGGCGTCTTTACTGAAGTAGCCGCGACGATTACCAGTGGATCCAATAGCGTCACCCTGGCGTCGGCCAACACCAACATCGGCGTAAACCAACTCATCACTGGGCCCGGAATTCCCGCGGGAACATTTGTTCAGGCCATCTCAACCACAACGCTGACTTTGAGCCAGAACGCTACCGCAAATGGCACAAATGTGACCTTGGTGTTCGACAACCAAGTCTCCGTGTCTGGCGGGGTTGTTTCCCTGCACCCGTATGTGTTCGTGTACGGCAACGATGGACTGATCAAGAACTGCGCAGCCGGGAACATTGACGACTGGGTGTCTGCGGATGCCAACGAGGTCAATGTGGCTACCGGCAAGATTGTTCAGGCGCTTCCTGTTCGGGGTGGCTCTAACGCGCCTTCCGGGCTGTTTTGGAGCCTAGATTCCTTGGTTCGGGTGTCTTATGCTCCGACCAATATCGTGGTGGGCGGGACTACGATCACTCAATACTGGCGCTACGATGTCATCACCTCGCAGTCTTCCATCTTGTCGTCTCAATGTGTGATTGAGTACGACGGCGTGTATTTCTGGTGCGGAACTGACCGGTTCCTGCTGTACAACGGTGTGGTCAAAGAGATCCCCAACAGCATGAATCAGAACTACTTCTTTGACAATCTGAACTACACGCAGCGCCAGAAGGTATTCGCCACCAAGGTTCCTCGGTTTGGTGAGATCTGGTGGTTCTACCCCCGCGGCAACTCAACCGAGTGCAATGACGCGATCATCTACAACATCCGAGAAAATGTTTGGTACGACCTTGGGACAGCCTTGGGCGCTCGGCGATCTGCAGGCTACTTCTCTCAAGTGTTTAGATTCCCGGTGAATGCGGGATGGCAAACCAACTACGCGGGGGGCCTCAACACGCTGTCCATCTCCAATGCGGGTTCTGGCTACACAAACGGAACCTACTCTTTCCAGGCGCTTACTGGAGGAACTGGAACCGGAGCAACCGCCACGATCGTCATCTCCGGGGGAGTGGCCACTTCTGTCGTCTTGAAAGATAAGGGTCAAGGCTATACGGTGGGCGACACGCTGTCTGCATCCATCCCTGGCGGGACAAACTTGGAGTTGACGGTCGGCACTACGACAGACTTCGTAACTCTTTGGCAGCACGAGGTCGGAACGGACGAAGTGGCTTTCTCTCAAGTGAACGCCATTGAGTCATTCTTTGAGACCTCTGACCTCGGTTGGGTTGCGGGCGGCCCCTCCGAGCCATCTCCTGTGGGTGAAAATCGGTGGCTAAGAATCGAGCGTGTAGAGCCTGACTTTATTCAGTCTGGCAGCATGGACTTGTACATCACGGGTCGTCCCTACGCTCAAGAGCAAGATAAGACTACCGGGCCCTATACCTTTGCTCCCGGCACTGGCAAGATTGACATGAAAGAACAGCGCCGCGAGTTGCGCATGAAGTTTGTGTCAAACGAGGCCGGTGGAAATTATCAGTTGGGCAAGGTAATTGTCAATGCCGATGTGGGCGATGTCCGCGGATACTCAACATGAGCGTCGGGCTGATTTATGACCCCCGGTATCACTCTTTTGAGTCATGGGCATCTTTGATGTGTGAACTTTACGCTGCGCAGCAACTGCAGATCCCAGGGCCTACGGTGGACTGGAAGTCATGGGCGGCCGGATTGAAAGCGATCGACATCTTTGCCAACGAAGGCGTCCCCGAACCTTACAACTTTGACGACTGGCAAGAATGGGCACAGGCTGTAGTCGGTGCCGTCAACCCGAGAACCTGACATGAACGGTTTCATGCAAGAAAAGGAAGTGCCCTTGTTTGATGACGGAGGGTATCTGGATCTTCTGGGCGGAACTCAGACCCAGACTACGCCTGCGCAGACTCAACAGCCGGTTCAAACAACGGCACCTCTTTCGCAGGCCCCTCTTTCTCAAGTCCCCGCTCCTGCCGGAGTGCTGACTCAGCCGTCCGTTGGGCAACGGTATTTTGATCTGTACCCAGACATTGCTCAGGCCTACGCTCAAGACTCGTATGGTTTGACTCCTGACCAGTTTGCGCAGACGCACTACGATCGTTTCGGCAAGGCAGAGGGGCGATTGTTTGACATCCCGCCTCCGACAACGCCTGCGGCCGCTCAATCACAAGTGGCCAATCTTGGTGCTGAGGCCGGCGCTCTGGACATGGCTCAGGTGTCGGCGACTGCCGCAGATGATCCTGCTGTGGCGGCTCAGAACCCCCTGCTGACCGAATACTCGACAGCACCAAAAACCATCACGCCGTTCAAGCCCACTGCGGTGGTGTTTGGCGACTCCATGAGTGGCGCGGTTGGCTACAACCCTGCCGACAACAAGCCTGACATCAAGTACGGCGTGACCGTGGCTGATGTCCTGGCCAACAACCTTGGCGTGGATGTTTACAACCTTGCGTCTGGTGGCGAGACCTCCAACGAGGCTCTCAGCCCTATTGGCAAGCACGGCGGGTTTGAGAACTACATCACCCAGTATCAGCCTCAGTACGCCATCCTGCGGTACGGGGCGGCGGATGCGATCCGCAATAAGGACGGCATCCAGAGCACCATCGATTCCATGACTCAGATGGTGGATACCGCTTTGAAAAACGGTACCGTTCCTGTGATCGTTGGGGTTTCTGAACTCTACAGCAATCCTAACGACAAGACGGGGTTCATCATTGACTACATTGATCCCGGCGCTGAAGCGCGGGCCAACCAGATTAATGATTTTTTGAGAAACCTTGCGATTCAGAAAGGTGTACCGTTCATTGATGTTCGTGGACTGGTTCAGGCCGGTCAAGGCGACCTCTTCGACGGCGTCCATGCGAATGTGGAGTTCGGCAAGAAGATGGCGGATGCCATCTCGGGCGCTATCTCAACGCTTGGCATCATTCCTGGCGCAAAGCAGTTTGGCATGGCGCAACAGCCATCGGGGGCTTTGGGTCAAGTTGCGACATCTGGACAACAGGCCGCGACCGGTCAGGATGTTTTTGGTCAAGAGGGCATTGGATTCCAACCGGGTGCCGGCGGATTGCCTTCGGACATCCCTCCTGCAGCACTTCCTCCCGCAGAGCCGCCCAAGGCCACTGAATCTGCCACTGCACCAATTACCCCAAACATCGGCGGCGACTTATCTGGCATTGATTTTTCCAAACTTAATTTAGACCAGGAAGGCTTAAAAACTTACATTGCGCAGCAAGATGCGCCAGACTATCCGGTTGCGTCAGCATCAGAAGCCATGGATCTGATGCTAAGGACTCCGGGCAATGCGATTCGTCAATACGGGCAGTACACGGTTATTCCTGTCAGTAGTCTTGCTCGCCTGCACGAGGGTTTAGATGTACCGGTAGGAATGTTTGAATACACCCCTGACTCTTACGAAGTCAGTGGTATGAAAGGTGTAACCGACAAGGGCGTCAACTACGAAGCAACCGACTTCTTTGACGCAAAAGGAGGCTTTACCGGACGACAGGTTAATTACAGGACTGGCGGCGACAGTGGTGTTTATGTTACTTACGATGCCAAAGGGAACATCACCAGTCAGTATGCCTACGATGAATCAGAGTCGTGGCGATCTCCTGCCGCGCTAGGTTTGTCCTTTCTCGGGGCCACCGTGGGCCTACCCGGTATCGGTGCCGCTCTTTCTGGAGGCGCTTTGTCAGGAGCATCGGCGGCAGCCCTTGGTGGCGCTGCGCTAGGAGGCGCGGGCGCTGCTGTTTCAGGAGCGGAAGGGTCTGACATCCTCAAAGGCGCTGCACTTGGAGGTCTTGGAGCGGGCGCAGGACAACTTGCTCAAGGCTTGGGTACGGCAGTAGGAAATGCAGTAGGCCCCGGCATCGCCGGCGATATTGCATCTGGTGCAGTTAAGGGTGCTGTTGGCGCTTTGCCGGCCGCAATTTCGACTGGCGATCTGAGCAGCATTGGGATTGGCGCACTTACGGGTGGCGTTGCAGGCGGCGCGGGATCAGCCTTGCAAGATTTGGGGCTGTCGCCAACACAAATTCAGGGCGCGGCCACGATTGTCAATCAGTTGGCTTCTGGCAACCCCAATGTCAACAGCATGATCAACGCCGCAGGGCAGTTGGTGGACTCCCCGAATGCGTCCATCGCCGCCAAAGCCGGCGTGATGTTCAATCTCGCCCGCACTGGGGCGTCTCCAAGCGCTCTTATCAGCGCCGCGGTGGATCTTGCCAAAACAATCAGTACCGCTGAACAGTACAAAGTTGACAAAGCGCTGTTTGAGGCCGGCAAGGAAGCGGGTAAGGCTTTCCCGCCTGCAGCGCCTGCGACTGAGAAAGATGTCTTTGAGTCGATCGCACGCGATCAGACGCTGAAGATTGGAGCGGGTGAAGCGGATGATCTGCAGCAGGCTTCTGCGCTTGCTCAAGCCCGCGGTTTTAACAGGTTTGAGTTCCCTGTTGGGTCAGGCACGACCTACACGGTTGGCGACATCGCCTTCACGGATCCTGAGTCTGGAGAAGTAATCCGCACCAACCGCGAAGGCATTGAACTGGCGGATGCAAATCGTCGCTTCATGGAGCAAGAGCGTCAGGCAAAGTTGCCCGACTACTCGTCATCCGACACGCTTTCTTCTGCGGCCATGAAGGCCTACACGGAAGGCAACACCGGCACCTTCATGTACAAGGGGGCGGAGTACCGTACCCCGGATGCGATCGACATCGCTACCGGTCAGGCGACTGCTCTGCCGATTACCCAGATGGGCATCCCGTCCGTCACGGTTGGCGGAAGGACTACGCCTCCTGCGGAGGGCGGAACCTTCACGGCTCCTGACATTCCGATCCCGTCTGTCACGATCGACTACGGCGGGGTTCCGCTCGACTACACCGCGCTGTCTCCAGAGTCTGGGGCTGCTGCTACCGAGACGATTACGGCTGAGGATGTGCCTGATCAAGGCCCCATCAAGGCTGATCAGACGGTTCAAGTTACCGGCAAGCGACTCAACGAGTTTGAGCGTTGGTCTGACTACATCGACAAATACTTCCCTGGCGGCACGGCCCAGAAGGACTCGCTTGGCAACATCCTGACGCCTCCCACCTTTGAAGAGTGGCAGGCTATGGGTGGGCGTACTCAGCCCGCAGAAGTCGCTCAGATCGGCAGCGATGTGCTTAAGAGCGCCGTTGCAGGCGCTGCTGATGTGGCCAAGGCTCCGTTCGTCCTGGCCAATCTGATTGCAGGCAAGTCAAGCAGCGGCATCTCTGAGAGTCTGGCGTCTTACATCAACTCTGTTGAGCAGAGTATGTCGCCGGAGTTCAAGGCCAATCAAGCCTTGATGAACAAGGTTCTTGGCACTAACCCCAATGCGTGGGAGACCCTCAAAGCCTACGCGGTAAACCCACAGCAGGTTCTGAACTTCCTGGCCCGCACTTCTCCGACCATGCTTGCAGGTGGCGCGGCAGGCCTTGGCGCTCGCCTTATGGGCGCGGGGATGTCCGGCATTGAAACTGCCGCAATCATGGCCAACGCGGGCGTTCACGCGGCTCAGAGCGCAGACAGCGCCATGGAGCAAGCCCGTCAGTTGGGTTACTCCGACGCGCAGGCTTTGGGAATCGGCCGGACGGTTGCGGCGCTGTCGTCCATGATCTCTGCCGGCGCTCAGAAGATCGTCCCTGGCGCGATGTCTATCGAAGCCAAGATTGCGGGCGCAAATGTTCCTTCGCTGATCGGCCGCGAGACTGGTGAAGCAATGCTTTCCACCGGTCAGAGCGCACTCAGGAACGCCTTGGTTCGATATGGCGGCGAGATCGGCAGCGAGAACATTGAGGAAGGCTCCTCTCGGGTAATGACCAACCTTGCTGTTGGCCGTCCGTGGGATGAAGGCCTGAGCAGAACTTTTGTAGAAGCAACGCTCGCAAGCGGCGGCCTGACTGCGGCGGTGGATGCCATCTCCAAAGTCCCGACCTTTGAGAGT